CGTATGTTGGCGCGCCGTTCTGGTTTATCAGTTCACAGACACGTATTTGGGTCTTCTCAATACGCTCGAATTCGTCGTCGCCTTCTTCTTCGTACTGCTCTGCGAGTGCAAGAAACACAAGCCTGTTCTTGCCATTCACGCGTTGCGTGCGCCAGTTCAGTATGTTTTCTGCTTGGTACTGCGAGATATATACGCGCGTATCGCCTTCTTCTGCAGGGGTCGCATCGACAAGCAAGCCTGTTCTACCTACAGAAATGACTTCGCGCACTGTTCTGCGCAACAGTACATCGATACTTGATGACTCTTCGGTGATGTCGTTTAGCTGATCGCGCTTTGATTCTGGGTATTCGAGGATGTACTGGCGTCTGAATACGGCGCCTGACAAGCCGTCAACGGTACGTGCGGTCGCGCCGAAGAACAGCGCGCGCTTTGCATATGCGCTGTACTCTACGTCGTCTTGACCTGAAAGGCGCGGCAGGTACGATTCGCCGCGTGCTTTTATTGCGTCAGTGCCTTGTACGCAGTCACGGCATCGGATCCACTGCGATTTGCGTAGATTGTAATGCTTGTGCGTTGCGTTTACCGGCATCCTATCTTCTCCTAGACAATGGGACGCCGCCCCTGATTACAGTCCTACGATCTTCAGCGTTGCTTCTTCGTATTTCTTTTCTAGCAACCGATAGCGTGTATCGTCTGCGATATGATCTTCTTCGTTCGTGTTTACGTCGTCAGTGTCACGATCAAGTCGCGTCAGTGTAGGCACGGTTCGGATGAACTGTACACAATTTTCGAAAATATACAAGCCTGCTTCTTCTGGAACCGGCGCAAGTGCCGCTTTGAACATTGTGCGCATTAACTCCCAACCCTGCTTTCGTGAACCGGGTGCCTTATTCGCCTTCGTCCACATCACACCGTGCATCGACATCTGATCTGCAATGCAGTGTCCGTCTTCGGTTGTGTAGATCGAACTATCAGCGGCGCCCTTCTCTACGCGGTAGCGGATACCCATTGCCTCTTCACGCTCTATTATGCCTTTCGCTATGTCTGCAGCAAGCATTCTAGTGCCTTCATTTGGTTTGCCGTTCCAACCATACCATTCTGCAATTCTGAATACGCTGCCTCTAGGAAACGAGCGCGTAGTTCCGTCAAGCATCGTCGCATCGGTGCCATCACTCTCTGCCCACCAACCAACAGAAAACGGCTTGCTACTGCCCCAGTCAAATGTGCGATCAATCTTCCACGTTTGCGGTATAGCAAACGGTTTCAGCACATGTCGCGAGCGATCCCATACGTCGTCAAACATGCCGCCTGCTACGATATCCCAATCGCCGCGACGCATCGCTTCGACAAGTGCTTTGTTGCCTAAACCTTCTAGACGGTTTTCGTACTCAGGATCGTTTTCAACAAGTGCAGGGTTATCTTCGAGCCATGCGGGGATGAACTGACGCAACATGCCGCCTTCTTCTTTCGACATTCGCTTTACAGCGTAAGGTGGCTGCTCATCGATGAAGGACATCTTCACCCAGTTGTGACCAATACCACCGGGGTTAGCACTGTTTACAATGCGCGGGAATGTCTCTTTGTACGGATCAGGTACTTGCAGCGCGCCTAATCGAACACGACCGCGAAGATATCTGTAAATCGATTCAGGAAACGTCGTTAACTCATCGACGCCTAATACGTGTATTTCTGCACCTTGGTAATCGTACTTGTCCTTCTCGTGCTGGCAATGACACAAGTGAATCTTCGAATCGTTCCAGAACGTAATGTAATTCTTCGTCTGGTTTATCGACACGTAGCCTTCATCAACCCATTCTGCAAGCATAGCTGGAAACGAAGAAGGGCCTTCCATGTGGTTCTTCCACAAGTCAGGGAACTTGCGCCGAAACAGATAACACTGCAAACCGGGAATATGTGTGCACCACGAAATGAACGCGGTGCGCATCAAGTGCGATTTGCCGCCACCTGCTGCACCACCGTATAGAAGTTCTGTCGCGTGCGTATCAAACGCTTGTGTCTGTTTCGCCTGAAGGCCCAGTTTCACTCGATATCTCTCGCGTTAGCACTTTGCCATCTTCGGTCTGCACCGTGCGAATCAGTTCAAGCACCGGACCCTTCTTCTTGCCATCATTCTTCGGCTCAACCGGTCGAATCTTCGGTGTTATGTATTGCGCAATCTCTGCATGCGCTCGCATTTTCAGATTCATCGGCAAGCGCGAACTGTTCGCTAACTTTGCCATCTCTACAAGGGGATGATAATCATCGGGTACAGCAGGATCAGAACGAATCAGTTCTAACAACTCAACCTTCTCACGATCCATCTGCGTGCGTTTTGTCGCCTTGACGGGAACAGTAAGCGCTGTATTGCCTGCATCACTCATGGCGCGAGTATACCCAAACGCTATGCACGCGACTAGCACCACGCATCACGATACTTCGCGCCAGACGCGCGTAGCGCTGTCGTACGCGTTTAGTAATACCTCGCTATGGGCCTGAACGGTTCGCGGTCTTGTACGTCGCGACACGTGCGCAGACCGGCGTTTTTCTCGAACAGCGAAGCAGACGTGAGGGATCGCGTGATTCCCTTGCATTATTGCCTTCACCAGATTTTGAGGAAAAATGAAAATTCACTTAGTGCCTTTTTAACGATCAACGCGCGCGCGTATATATGGGTATATTACGGGGTATACTTGTATCACCTTGCGCGCGCGCCCCTTAGAGAACATAGACTTGTTCTGGTATCTGCAAGGTATCACTAAGTTTATCGTGCTTGTGTATTGATTTTATTGACTAAGCATCACGGTATCTGCAGTATCATCACAGTAATATTCAATCCACGTTTTTGGTCAAAATTTTTCCCTTATAGTACGTGCAATGCCTCATTCCTACATTGCTTAAACGCATGAAATTTAGAGCAAAAAAAAGGTATCCGCACTGAAAACAGTTTCGGATACCTGTGATACTTCTTTTACTTTTCAACAACTTAATTTTTTACACGGAGATACCTGCCTGCTACCTTTTTACTGAAAAGTTGCACAAAAAGAAGAAGTTACAGTGTATATCGCGCAGTATCCCGGTTCAAGTACTTTTTCACGGGTGTTTCTGCTCATGAACAATGCACAATGGGTGCGCATGTTCATGGTACGGTTCAAGGCACACCGCAAGCATGCCGTGATAGCGGTGTATTTGTTCGTGTAGCAGTCGCGCGAAGGTTGTGTGTATAAGTTCGATGTCATCTTCAAGTTTTGTTGTATAGCGGGTCCAGTTCAGTTGTTCGGTTGCATACCACTTGTAAGAAGGCAGCTTGAAGAAGTCGACACGCACCGAATTTGGCTTGTCTGAGTAGTGCATGCTATTCGCCTCTTATTGATCGTTGCAGTGTCATAATTTCACGTGCTTGCGATCTGATTGTTGAATTCATACGGGTGAATTCTTTTGCAGACTGTTCTTTTAGGAACTTGTTTTCCTTTTCTAGCTTGATGCCGTTGTTATAGAGCGCGCGGTTGTGCGTTTCGAGTTCGTTGATGCGTTTCAGCAGTGCTATTTTTTCGTTTATCATGTCGACGCGTTCGCAGAGTAATTCGATATGATCTTCATGGTTCATGATGGTTACCTTAGTACGAATAGGGTGCAGGCTGGCAGGATTCGAACCTGCTGACCGTGAGGCATAGCCCTAGAGGGTCTACCATGTCTCCGCATAACGGTGCTGTACAGCCTGCATAAAGGGTGGTCAACGACTGGCTGGCCCGTCATGGTTCCGGGCAGTCCCTGCAGGGGAGCAACCGGCCGCCGACCAAAAACTAATCTATCTTTTGCCCCCTGATGGCATCTCCAACATTGCTACTATAAATAGTTTCGTCTGTATCAATATCTGTACTTATCCACATACTGGATGCCGTCTCTGCATCCACTTCCCGCTGGTAGGCGCGGCCTGATATGTATGCCATATTCAGTCTGACATTATCTTCAGGGCTTAAGTCTAGCGATTCAAGCCAATCCCCAAACGCCTCACTCATCCCTATTTCTCCCGTGCTTGTAATCTTTCTGCCCCGTAGCTGTTTTAATCTTGATCTGTGCTAGTGCAATCAGCACCAGACACACTGTCTGTACCCACTCAAGATATAAAATCATCACTCTACCCCCTTCAGTGCTTGCGGTGGTTCTGGTAGTGGCATCCAATGAGTAATCACAGCATTCCAATACGCGGCATCAGCACCTCTTATTGACTTCCAGCCAACACCTGTTTGATATAGGTTCATCATTGTCACCCCAGCGTATGTGTGAGTTATGAACCTCCCGTGATCTTCAGGAAGCCTGTCCTTTACAGAAATCCACTTAGTCAACCTTGACAGTTCTGCTTCGTAGCTCGCACGTTCTTCGTGCGCCTCGTATAATTCTTGTCTACGCTGCGTGTTAATCTTCTCAAGCGCTTCTATTTTTTTGAGCATCGTCACTATCGGCGCAGGATTTCCTGCATTCGCTAAATCGCAGGCATAGCCGTAGTGTTCACTGCTATCGGCATCATTCATGCGGTGTCTCCTTTATGCGCACGAGTTCTATTCCTGCTTCTTGCAGCATCTTTTCTGC